CAAAATCACTTATATCTATAATGACTAAACTCTCAGATGCTAAGTATCGTTACGGATTTACAGGAACTCTTGATGGAACGCAAACACATAAGTGGGTCTTAGAAGGACTCTTTGGGCCTTCTTATAAGATTATTAAGACTGACGAACTCATGAAGAAAGGTCATGTTGCTACGTTGGACATTAATGTGCTTTTATTGAAACACCCACCGAATAAATTTGAAAACTTTGAAGATGAAGTTCAATATATTATCGGACATAATCGTAGAAATAACTTTATTAAAAATCTTGCTTTAGATTTAAAAGGTAATACACTCATATTATTTGCTAGAGTAGAGAAGCATGGAGAACCTCTTTACAATTTAATAAATAATAGTAACATTATTGAAAATCGTCGTGTATTTTTTGTTCACGGTGGAGTTGACACTGAAGACAGAGAAGAAATACGTGATATAACTGAACGAGAAAACAACGCAATCATAGTAGCATCTTATGGAACTTTCTCCACAGGTATTAATATTAAAAACCTTCATAACGTCATTTTTGCTTCTCCGTCTAAATCTAGAATTAGAAATCTCCAATCTATCGGAAGAGTCCTAAGGAAAGGAAATAAAAAGACAAGTGCGACCTTATATGATATTGCTGACGATATTACTTACAAGTCTAGAAAAAACTACACATTAAATCATCTTATTGAACGAATTAAAATCTATGCTGAAGAAAACTTTAATTATGATATAGTCACTATACCTCTAAAAAACTGATGGAAGAAGAATTTTATGCGATAATAAAGTTAGTATCTGGTGAAGAGATAATGGCTCTCGTGTCAGTAGATGATAATGATAACGATCCTATATTAATCTGTCAGAACCCTATAGTGATGAAAATGATCTATAATCCAAATGGTCATTACGTCAAGATTAAGCAATGGATTGAATTATGTGATGATGATATGTATATGATAAAACTCGATAAAATTATTACAGTAACCGAAACTAAAGATAAAAGAATAATAGAAATCTATAATAGATTCATAGAAGATAATAAAGAACCTATGGATCTTAAACCTTCTAAACAACCTCTATCACAAGGTCCAGTTAGACCTGATTCTAAAATGGGTTATGTATCTTCTGTAGAAGATGCCCGTAAGAAGCTTGAAACTATCTATAAGATTAATCCTAAAACTAGCTAATCTCATCCCTTCAACCCTCACAAAGGTTATTCTACTCAAATATCACACACTTGTCAAGGCCCCATTTTCATGTTATAATAAAATCATGCAAAGCAAAGGGTAAATTATGTCATGCCTAGAAAGAAAACAGAACATTACGTAAATAATAAGGAACTATTAGAAGCAATGACGGTTTATAGGGCCAAAGTTTCTAAGGCAAAAGAGAAGTATGTGAAGAAGCATGGGCAAGACCCTCCAAAGTCTGGTTATTGGGAAGGTAAACCTCTTATTCCCAATTACTTAGGAGAGTCTTTTTTAAAGATAGCGACTCATCTTTCTTATAAACCAAACTTTGTAAACTATATGTTTCGGGAGGACATGATATCAGATGGAATCGAAAATTGCGTTCAGTACATACATAACTTTGATCCTGAGAAATCCAAAAATCCTTTTGCTTACTTTACGCAGATTATACATTATGCGTTTCTCAGAAGGATTCAAAAAGAAAAGAAGCAGTTAGATATTAAAACAAAGATCATTGAAAAGACTGGATTTGACGAAGTTATGGTGGTAGATGATACAGCACTATCAGGTTCTGCCAGTGATTATAATAGTATAAAAGACAGTATTCAATACAGAAATAGATGAAAGTAGCAATCATTACAGATACACACTATGGTGCTAGAAAGGGTTCTAAGCATCTTCATGATTACTTTGAACTATTTTATAAGAATATCTTTTTTCCATCTTTAGAAGAGCATAAGGTGGATACTGTTATTCATATGGGTGATATATTTGATAGTCGCAAGTCTATAGACTTACAAAGTCTTGAATGGTCAAAGAGAGTTGTATTTGAACCTCTTAAAAAATATAAGGTTCATCTTACGATTGGTAATCATGATTGCTATTATAAGAATACTAATGATGTAAACTCCCCTGAGTTATTACTACGTAACTATCCAAATATAAAGGTGTATAATAAAGCACAGGAAGTTACAATAGGAGGAACAAAGTTATTATTTCTTCCTTGGATAAATTCAGAGAACTTTGAATATACAACTAAACTAATCAAGAAGACTAAGGCAAAGGTTGCTCTAGGTCATCTTGAGGTAAATGGATTTAAAGCAACTCGTGGACATGTGATGGAAACGGGTATGGATGTTAGTATCTTTGATAAGTTTGAGAAGGTATATTCTGGTCATTTCCATACAAGATCTAATGATGGAAAGATTTATTATTTGGGTAATCCATATGAGATGTTCTGGAATGATGTGAATGATCCAAGAGGATTTCATATATTTGATACGGATACCCTTACTCATACACCAGTTAATAATCCTTATAAATTATTTCATAACATATACTATGAGGATACTAACTATAAGTTATTCAACTTTACTCCTTATGAGAATAAGATTGTAAAAGTGATTGTCCGTAAGAAATCTAGTATTAAAGATTTTGAACGATTCCTTGACAAACTTTATACTGTTGGTGTTCAGGATTTGAAGATCATTGAGAACTTTATTATTGAACAAAGTGAAGACTTTCAAGTTGATGAGGAAGAGAATACTCTTTCTATTTTGAATAGATATATTGATGAATCTGAGTTTAATCTGGACAAAAGTACAATAAAGGATATATTTAAAGATCTATACCACGAGGCCTGCGAAATTCGCTAATGTATTTACTCACTCTCAAATCTCAAAAAGATGAAGGTGCTTATGCCGTACAGGATGAGTATGGGGATAGGGTTTTGTTTCTATTTGAGGAAGAGGATGATGCTGAACGTTATGCTATGATGCTTGAGGAAGAGGATGATAAAGAGATGGATGTGGTAGAAGTAGACGATGCTTTAGCAATAAAGACCTGTAAGATACATGAATACAAATATTCTATTATTACTGCGAATGATATAGTCATTCCACCTATAAAAAAGAGTTGACATTTTAACTAGGATGTAGTATTATACCTAAGGGTAGCTTTTCGATATGATAACTTTTAAGAAATTGAGGTGGAGGAATTTTCTGTCTACTGGAGCTCAGTTTACAGAAATTGATTTTACTGCTTATAATACAAATCTTATTGTAGGAACCAACGGTGCTGGAAAGAGCACCTTTTTAGATGCCCTTACATTTGCTTTATTTAATAAGGCATTTCGTCCGATTAAAAAGCAACAACTAATCAATACAAGCACGGAGAGAGATTGTTTAGTTGAAGTTGAGTTTAATATTAATAGTAGAGAATATATTATTCGAAGAGGTATTAAACCAAATCTATTTGATATTGAAGTAGATGGTACAGTCTTAAATAAAGAAGCAGACGATAGAAGTAATCAAAAGATTTTAGAAGAGAATATTTTAAAAGTAAACTATAAATCATTCACACAAATCGTTATATTAGGAAGTAGTACATTTGTTCCCTTTATGCAGTTAACTACTGCTACTAGAAGAGAAGTGATTGAGGATTTATTAGACATCCGTATCTTTTCTATGATGAATGGATTATTAAAGGAAAAGATGCGAGATCAAAGAGAGAGGATAAAATCATTAGAACTTCGTAAAGAAAATATTGGTGATAAGATTTCTATGCAGGAAAGTTTTATTGAGGAGATAGAGCAGGAAGGAAAAACAAATATTAAAACTAAAAAGAATAATATTAAGTCATTAAATGTTGAAGTTGATACTCATATTGAAAAGAATGAAATGATAGAGGCAGATATTTCTGACCTTATGAAAGAGCAAGAATCTGTTACTGGTGCTGGTGAAAAGTTAGCGAAACTTAATACTCTTAAGGGTAAAATTACTCAAAAAGTATCTAGCATTACCAAAGAACATAAGTTTTTCACAGAAAATACGGTATGTCCTACCTGTAGTCAGAATATAGAAGAAGAGTTTCGTGTAAATAGAATTGCCGACGTTCAAAATAAGGCAAAGGATCTCAAGAAGGGTTTCAA